CAGCGCTTTCATCCGTGAGGTGCGCTACAGTCTCGCCGACAAGAAACTGCGTGTCAGCACCATCGACTTTCAAAAGGACATGGCAGTGGGGATGAGCGTGCCGCACAAGATTGCGATCCATATCCAGAAGTGCGACACGGCCAAAACTACCAGAACGTATTCGCAGGGCTTCTGACATCGGCATAATCTAGCAGTACAGAAAGAAAAGATCTACTAGTAATAAGGTAAGGCTTTTCTCATGTGTGGCCCCCTTGGTGGTCAGTGCAGCAAGGCTGTGCAGGGGTGGTCAAACATTCTGAAGACTCCATCCCTGTTGCCCACAAAACGGAAATGGTTTCCCTGATATTATTTTTAAGGGAATCGATTCTAAGCGACTGTTCTTGCGTTAAAATTACTGTCCAGAAACTGTATTTCCTGCCATATTCACGATTTTCCCCTGTAAATTCCCTGCTTAACAGGGAGTTTTACCCTAGACCTCGGTACAGTGGATCTCATTGGTCGGGAAATTGAGGCAGCATACCCTGGTCAAGGCGTTGCGGGGAGGAACTGGGATTCGAACCGACAAGACGGTAGCGCCATTTCCCTAGGTCCACGCGACTGGAAGCAGCTTCTTGCGATCTGACGAACCGCTTGGACCACTCGCTGATCGGGGCCCATTACCAAAAGTGCTCACTTTTCAGGTGCCCGTTGATGAATGGTTCTAGGGCCTGTGGAAAATCATCTTGAAGCTATGAGTGCTGCTACGAGGTTCCAACACGCTGCATAGCTACAGTCCGTTTTGTCGTATCTTGTGGCTATCCCTCTGAACTCTTTGATCTTTGCGAAGTAATTCTCCACCAGATGCCGCCACTTGTAGACCTCCGCATCATAATCGCGCTGGATCTTGCGGTTTGCTTTGGGTGGGATCACAGCGGTTGCACCGCGCTCATCAAGGTCTTGTAATAGCCAGTCCGCGTCAAACGCCTTGTCCGCGAGCAGCGCGTCAAAAGAAACGCCCCTGATCAACGGCGCGACACCTTTCATATCATGCGCTTGCCCAGGCGCAGCAGGACAGCAGGGGCGATGATTTCCAGGGCAGCGCCGTTCAAGGGCGAGGATCGGAGACGGGGCGTGATCTGCAGGGTCGCCACGCCCGATCCATTCGCCACGGCATCTGCGGTGACCTGAAAAAGCCGCGTATCGGTATCGGTCCCAAGCGAGATGAAGTCACCTGTTTCAAGCGCGGGTGATGACGGTGCCCATCCGCTTGTGACAAGCGCATTCCCGGTCTGCCCGGCACCGCTGACAATGGGATCGGCCAGGAGATCCGAGCGACCGGCTGAGGGATCGCAAAACAGGAAACGCCCGCGCATTCCGCCAAGCCCGGCGAAGAAGGCCGCCAGGCGGCGCGCATCCCGGCCCCTGGTCAGCGCCATCTCGAAGGTGAACTCCCACCATTCGCCGCCCCAGTCCTGCACTTGCTGGCTACCGGTAAAACCCGAGGTGGCAGCCGTCACACTCGCGACCAGGCGCCTCTCGAGGCTTCCAACCAGATGTAGGGGAAGTGTTGGAACGGTCATATGGCATAGCCTCTGGCGCGGCGCTCAGCGACGCTTTGGATGGCAACACGTTTGATTTCCGGCAGAACGGCACGCAGCCGGGCGTCGATCTGTTCAGCCACGCCCATCTGCGCGCCCCGGGCATCGATGTTCACGGTGACGCCGCCGGACCCTTGGCGCGCGTGGCCATATTGGGCAGCTTCGCGACGGTTCAGCACTCGCTCACCGCGTTGCAGGATCGTCGGCACTTCATCGGGCCGAAGTCCCGCCCAACCTCCGGCGTGTAGTCTTGGCGCGCCAGCGAAGGCGAGCGCCGGAACGGCACGCTGTGTGCCAGACAAACCGACGATGCCACCCGCATGCGAGACGGCCGCCGTTACAGACCCACCTCCAAAAATGCCGGAAAGCGCATTGGCGAGAGGCCCCAACACGGCGCGCTTGAAGGCCAGCACCGCCAAATCGGCGAGGATCGAGCGCACGAGGCTTTTGAAGTCGAGCTTGCCGGTTTCAACGAAGCTGCGAAAGGCGCTCTCCGCCCCGCGAAAGGCCCCCATAAGGCTCTCGCCAAGACCCTTGCCCAAATCAAGCGCCGACTTCGCGTAGTCCGACAGCGACTTCGAAATGGCACCAAAACCCGTGACGATGGCATCCTTCGCCTTTCCAGCCGCTCCACCCGCCCTGCTCACCGCATCAGCGAGGCGGTCCGCAGACGTGGTGGCGTCATCCAACGCCGAAGCTCCGTCATCTCCTGTATCCGCTACGGCATCGCGCAGCGCGGCCCAAGACGTCAGCGGTGCCGTCGCCCCATTTGCAAGATCCGTCGCCGCTTGCCGATATGTATTGGCGGTCGCCAGCGCCTCCGCTGCGATGCCGTCCAGCCCAAGGTCGGGGGCGGCGAGCGGATTGTCCTCAAAGGCACGCCGGAAAGCCTCTGCTGCGGCTGTCCCTGCATCAGCCGACGCTCCCAAATAGGGGTTTTCAATGTCGCCGAGGGTGATCTCGCGGATTTCGCCAAAAGTGGTCTCGATCCCGACCGCGGCCAGAGCGTCACGGATCTTGCCAGTGAAGGCATCCACCCGGCGGATCGCGCCGTTTAGCATGGCCTCGATCCCGTCGAGCATGCGGTTGGCAGCAGAGAATACGAGATCGCCGATCACTGCGGGCAATCGCGACCATATCTCGAGCACGGCCAGGAGAGCACCCTCGAAGGTGTTGGCGGTACTGTTGCCGAACCCCACAACACTCTCGATGGCCGAGGCCATGCCCGAAGCGGCGTCCGCCTTCAGGTCATAGAACATCGCCGTGGCCCCTGCCCCAGCAGCCGACGCGCCCATCTTGATCCGATCCCAGACCTCGATCGCGACATTCTTCAAGAGCCGCATGGCTTCACCGAAGCCGCCCGCGCCGGACGCCAGACGGGTAAACCAGTAAACCAGTTCCCCGGCGCCCACGATCAGCGCGCCAATGCCGGTACGAATGAGCGCGCCCTTCAACACGACGAGCGTCGCCGCCAACCCACGCACGGACAGCGCAGCGGCTGCCATGGCTGCGACCCAGCGTCCGGCGAGGAAGGTGGCGAAGGTTCCGGCGTAGATGGCCAGACGATCAAGGTTGGCCAGCACTGCATCAAAAGCTCGACTGATAGGGCTGCTGCTGGACGCAAGCGCGACGAACGCATTGGCCGCGGCCTCTAGCGTGGGCGCTAGCGCCACCGCAATCCGGTTGCGCACCCCGGTGAAGACCTGCCCGATGCTGACAAGCGCCAGTTCGGATCGCCGCATCGCTGCAATCGCATCGGCATCAAGCACGGCTCCAAGGCGCTGCGCCTGATCGCCAAGGCGGGTCATTTCCACCCCGCCGTTCTGCAAAAGCGGAATGAGCCGGGTCGCATCCGACGCCATCGCCTCGAGATAGAAAGTCATCTCCTGTTGGCTGACGCCTGCCCGTTCCAGGCTGTCGACATATAGCTGCAGCGCCTCCGGACCCGAGAGCCGTGCGAACTGATCGGCCGTCACACCTACTCTTGGTGCGATATTTTCGAAGAAATCCGCCATTGGACCACCGCCCGTCTGCAGGAAATCCCCTACCCGATCGTTCACGTCCTTCAGGATGTCTGCGAGTTTTTCCTGTTCGACACCCACCGTGGCTGAAGCCGCCGACCAGCGCTGGAATACTTCCGGGTTGGCATTGGCCACCTGGCTCAGCTGGCTGATTTCATTTGCCGCCGCAACGGTGGACCGCGTCATGGAGACTACGGCGGCACTGAGTGCGGCAGCAGCGGCCGTTGCCGCAACCCGGGCCCGACGTGCGAAGGCCGCCATACGGGCGTTGGCCTGCTCCATTTCGCGCGAGAGACGACCAAACCCGCGCTTACCTGCCTCTCCGACACCTTCGAGCTCGGCGCGCACCTGTCGGCCGCCGGTCGCGGAGAGCCGGACGGATACCTTCTTCTCAGCCATGGCGATGTTCGATCTCTTGGTTGGTTTTGCGCACCATCACCGCCTCGATGGGCGGCAGCAGTTCCGCGATGGCGAGAGGTGAGAGCCCGAGGGCAGCGCCAAGCTGCAGGGCCGCCCCCATGTCCCAGCCGATCACGGCCCCGCCGCTCATGCCACCTGCAACGCGCAGCTGACCACCGAGGCGCTGGACGAGATCCCAGACCTGCCAGCCTTCCATCGTGAGCGGCGCGTTAATGGTCCGAGGACACTCAGGGCAAGGGCCAGAACACGCTGCGCAATAATCACCGCCCCCGCCGAACTCCCAGTCGGCGAGAGCGGTCAGGCGTTTTTTTCCGCGTCCAGGATCAGGGCACCGGCGATGTAGCACGTCTGAAAGGCCTCGAAGATCGGCCAAATCTCCAAGAGTGCATCAATGCCGTCGGGCGTCACGGGCAGCGGTTTGTCGTCCGCATCGCCGACGCCCTCCCAATCCTTCACCACGATGCGTGCGACGGCCTTCGCCACGATGCGTGCGAGATCGTCGTTCGAGGGACTATTTTCAACATCTGCGCTTTGAGTGGCCGCCATGATCGCGGGATCACTGCGTGCGGCGAGCATGACCGCTGTGGTCAGCGGTTCGACAAGAAGGCGGACGCCGTGGCCGAGATCAAGCCAGAGAAGTTCATTGGAGAGGTTCAGTCGGAGCATCAATAGGTATCCCGATCATTGGTGAGGGTGACGGTGCACATGCGGCCCACGGCAGCGTCGCTGGCAGCTTGCCAATCGAAGGTCGCCTGCACGCCTTGGGGTCCTGAGATTTCGATCCGGGGACGCGGCAGGTAGACCGCGTGGGCAGTCAGGGTCAGGCTCTCACCCGTCGGCAGCGTGTAGGAGAATTCGAGTTCACAGGCCTCGCCGTTGATCGCCTGCTGCACCAATGTTTGATCCGCAAAACGGACAACTATATTGCCGGTCAGAGCTGCAATCGAGGGATCCGCCCCGTCTATCTTGCCATCGGCCCGGATCGTCTCGATGCGGTCGAGGTTGTTGGCATAGGTAAGGTCGGCAGAGACAACGTTACCTATGTTGGCCCCGTTCCGCGTGATGGCCCCGTTGAAATGTCCGAAGCGTTTCAACCCGATATTGGCGGGCGTTCCTGCCGCGCTGCCCGTGGCGATTTCCTCGCCTTGCGCCACGATGCTGGCGGTGGCGGTGAGTAATCCGGACCGCGCCATCTGCCAATTTAGGCTGTCCACCATACAGCCCGAATACATCGCAAACCGTGGCACCTCCGGCATTCCCGTCTCGATCGAGAGCGACGGCAGGGACCAGTTTCCGGAGCGGTACTCGTGGCTATAGGGTGCCTCGGAGCCGCTGGTTGTTGGTGCTCCAAAAGCAGCCTTCAGCCACACGCCAAAGGCCGCGGCATCGATCGGGATCACAACATCGCCGTCTGCCGTCTCCACATCCTTGATCGGGGCCTGCGGATCCCGGCCGTAGCCCAAGAGTTCCGATGTCTGCAGCGGCTGCTCCGCGCCAAGCGTCGTGCTGGCGAAGGGCATTTTCGTGAAGCCGCTCACAGGCGGCGTGCCATAGGTCGTCTCAAACGCAAGCGCCATCTGCGCCCGCGCCCCTTGGGCTCGTGCCATCGTCTTCTCCTTGAATGTCAGCTGTGGTGTCAGACCAGCAAGTCGCTATTATCTTGACGTTTTTTGATTTTTCGATTGATTGAACTTCGGAGGGAAAACTGATGTCCATTTTTGGAAAACAAACCAAAGCAGATGAGCGCAAGACACCTGAAGTTCTTGATGACGAACTTTCGTATGCGTCCTCAAGGTCACCACTGCCAGGGGAGATGCCTGCGCCACCACGTGACAAACGCAAAAGGTCTATTGTTCAATCAGATTTGGTCATCACAGGTAACCTTAGCACGACAGGCATACTTGATTTCGCTGGCCGCATAACAGGAGATGTCAGCTCTGATACGCTCTTCATCGGTGCAGACGGACAAATTACCGGTCAAATCCGAACCAAACACTTTACAACCAGCGGTGAAATAACCGGAAGCCTCTTTGCAGAAGATGTAACGCTGAAGAGCAAGAGCCTTACCAACGCAGATATCCAATGTGAGAGAATTTCCGTTGAGGCTGGCGCTGTCATTGACGGTAACCTTCAATGTCAACCAAACCGCAAAAGCTAGGTTCAAATGAATCATCGCACTTTTGCGTATCTCTGCTATTTTTCGCCCCAATCAAGCTTGGGGGCAAGAAGCAGAGAACAGAACTATTGGGACTAGATTTCAAAAAACCACAGCGCAAGAAGAACCGCTTCAAACCTTTTTTACTCATGGCAGTGCTCGTTATGATCGTTTTTTTCGTTGTCATAATTTCAAACACCTATAGCGAGTGAACCTCGGTTTAAGCTCTTCTTGACGGTGAAAAATCTGCACCAATAACGCTTGCAGCGTTTCAAGTGGACCCGGCCAATCTGATATGCTTCAATTTTAGGACAATGCGTCCGCCGCTCCATAATGCAGCACCACGGGGATAACGGCCGCTTTCAAACTGGCACCCCCTTCGACAAGCAGATCGACAGGCCGTGGGGCTTCCGCCTCGACCCAATCGCAGAGGCCGCCCAGCGTTCGATCAGCGGCAATGGCCGCGCCGATGCTGGCGGTCAGCGTGTCAAAGGTGGCGTCACGGTCTTTACCCTGAACGACAGCTTCGATCTCGGCGCGGTGCTGGTAGTGGTAGCGCAGCGGCGACAACGTGACCTCGGGCTCCCCCGGCTCGCCGTCGCGCAGGATCAGCAGGCCCTGAGACGGAACGCGTTCGGGCAGCACGTCGCCGCGCAATGCGGCGGCAGGCAGCATTGAGAGCCGTGCGTGCAGCGCAGATAGGATCGTTTCGCGCGCGCTCATAGTTTTGCCTCCACCCAATTCGCCACGATCAGTCCCGGAACCGCAGCCTGAACGCGTTCAGCATCGCGAGCCAAGTCCAGTCGCTTTGCCAGCTTCACCTGCGGCACCAGCAGAAAGATCGGCACCGTTGCCTTTCCGCGCCCCGTCTTCGAGCGCGACGCCACTCCCAGTCCCCGGTTGTTCAAACGCCCATCCGCGACCAACAGGCTCGGGCCGCGGCGACGATAGACAAAGCGCAGGCGTAACCCGCGCCGCCGTTCCCATTCACCGGGGGAGAGACGTCTGCCTCGCGCGCCCTTACCCGCAGCAGGCGTCGGGATTGCCAGCCAGAACCCATCCTTCGAGCGGATCAGCGGACCTGTGTCATGAGCACCAATGATCACGGGCGCTTTTGACCACACCATGGCCGCCGCATCGAGGCTCTCCCCGACCTTTGGGTAGGTTTGGCTGCGGATCGAATTGCCCAACCTCCGACCAAGACCCGCTTGCGTGATCTGCCCACGCCAGTCGGATTTCAGACCGGTTCCGGCCTCGCGCATGGCGGCCGTGACCGCCTTTTCGCCAGCTTTCACCTCCGCAGCCATGACCGCAACGAGATCAGGGCTGATATCGAGGCCAAGTTTCATGCGGGGGACAACTCCAAAGTCCAGATCAGCCGCTCGCGGTCCCTGCGTGGCTCGCCCTGGATCAAGAACGTGTCCTCGCCGATCAGGATCTGTTCCTGCGGGCGGGGATCAGGGATGTCTTTGACCTGAACGTCGATGCGTGTCGTCTCAGAGAGTAGCCGTGCCGACCCGAACTCGGTGATCTCGTCTGGGCGGCGCAAGATGCCCCGTGCCCGCGTGAACTGTCCCTCGCTGTCCCGGTGCCAGATCTCAACAGAGATGTTCGGGTCGGCAAATAATACCCCGAGCGTCTCAACAAAGGCAGACATTACGTCCGCCGTGCTGAACGCAGAACCTGCGGCCGCGTGCAGATCGGCAGCGGGTTGCTTTCGATCTCCAGCCGCACCCATTCGTCGCGATCGCGATCGGGGATCATCCGCGCATAGAGCGGCAGGCCCACCGTGTTGACCGTCTCGAAGGTATCAGCCGGGGCGTAGTAGATCTCAAACAGCCCCTCGACGCCCTCCGGGTAGAAGTAGGCCTTGTCAGTCGGCACACCAAAACCCAGACCCCCGCGGTAGCGGCGGAAGGTGATGCCGCCGAAGCTGACCTCTTCCCCCACCCGGCCGCGCAGATCGGCGGCGGCTGCTGTGTTGAGATAGGTCTCACGGACTTCCTTATGGGCGACCAGATCAGCAAAGAAAGCCGAGCCACATTCGGCCCGCAGTTGCACCTGACCGGCAGCCAGACCACCCAAGCTGTCCTCGACGCTTTCGATCATTGCCTGACAGCGCTTGCGCAGCGCACCCGAGCCGGGGGTGGCATTGTCGAGATCAAAGTCGACCTCGGCGGCCGGGGTGATGTTGAACTCGGTGAAGTAGTTGATCACCGTGGCCCCATCCCGCGGGTCCTTCACCACGCCCTGGATACCGTTGAACAGGTGGAACTCGAAGGTGGCCTCAGCGTCATTGCGCAAACGCCCCATCTTGCGCGCCACCTCGGTCTGCACCTGCTGGGTCGCGGTTTCCGAGCCAAAGTCGCGGATGGCCTGGATTTCAGAAGCCCAAAGCACGTCCTGCTTCTTGAACTGGCGACACACAAACGCGCGCATCTCACGGCGTTCGGGGATCTGGTTCTCATAGGCAGAGCCGCGTTCCGAGAACGGGATCAGCGACAACGTGCCATCCCGGCTTTCGATCATCACGGTCCGCGCGCGCACGCCCCGGCTGCCGAAGAGGGCCGCACCAGACAGGATTGCAGGTTTGAAGGGAATGTTTTCGAGCGCACGGGTCAGCTCGATAATGGAGAAGGCGTCGCCTTCAAAAATGTCCATGGTGGCCACAGCGTGCCTCCTTCTGTTTTGTGGATACTGGTGAAGCGGCGCTCAGGCTCAGCGCAGAATGATGCCAAGTGCTGCCAAAGCCGTGGTGGCGGTGGTGATCTGCGCCTCGGTCGCGCCCTCGGGCCAGATGATCTCGTGACGGTTCACGATGACCGGGCCACGCAGGATCACAACGCCCGGCGCATCGGCATCAGTGGCATCGACCGGACCCCAGAGAATGCCAGCGGCATTCTGGCTGCCGTTGGATGCGCCCGGGGTCAGGATCGTGTACTTGCCACCCGTGGTGATCCGGCCCAGCACAGTGCCGGGGGCGAGCTTGCCCGCGCCGGATACGAGTGTGACGGTTTCTCGGTTATAGTCGCGCAGCACTTCCCAGACGAGGAAGCCGCCCGCGTGTTTGCCTTCAGTGAGCGTGGTCATGATGGGTTAGCCTTTCGTCTTGAAGGTACGGGCGATCACATCGCCCCAGGATTGGGTGGTCGCCGCGCGCCCGGGCTGGGCGTGTGCAGCGGTGATGTCGGGGGCTGCCTCGGCCTTGGCAGCGAGAAGCCGGGTCCGGACTTCGTCGAGACTGGCGTCCTCCTCGAGGAACCGGCCCGCAATCTGCGGCTGGCCCGCAAGGCGGCAGAGGTCGATCACGACACGCGCATGGGCGATGGCCTCGGCGCGGATATTTGTGACGTCGTCTGCGGCCGGGATTGGTTCTGTGGATGTCGGGTGTTCAGGGTCTGGTTGGGTGTTTCCCTCTGGAACACCCCCGCTCTGCCCATTTGAACGCGATGGATCGTCGGCTGTGACCACCGGATCAACGTTCCCGGCGGGAACCTTGGTCGCAGGATCAGGTGCGACTGGCGGAGCGTCCCTGCCCTCCACATCGTTGTCGTCACCAACGATGTGGGACCCGGGTGCCGCACTGTCTGCCTCCACTGCCTCGATCAGTTCGGGCGGTGCGTTGCGGAACCGGCCAATGTCGAAGCTGGCGGCGATGCGCACGGGCTCTGCCATGCGCGTGGCAAGGCCTGCGTCGAGCGCGTCCTTTGCGTCAAACCAGGTCTCGGCCGATTGCAGCGCCGCAATCTCATCCTCGGGTTTGCCGGACTTGGTGGCGTATCCCCGCGTCATGCTGGCTGCGATCTTGTCCAGCGTTCCGGCCATGTCACGCATATCCGCCGCCGTGCCCATGACAATGCCGGATGGGTCATGGATCATCAAAAATGCGTTTTCCGGCATGACGATCTCGTCGCCCGCCATCGCGATATAACTTGCGGCCGACGCGGCGATGCCGTCGATCCAGACCGTAATCATGCCTGCGTGGCGGCTCAGCGCATTGTAGATCGCCACGGCATCAAAGACGGATCCACCGGGGCTGTTGAGGCGCAGATCAATCGGCATACTGTCCGGCAGTGCACCCAGCTCGGCCAGAAACCCCTTGGCCGAAACGCCGTAGGCACCGATTTCGTCATAGATCAGCACTTCCGCGCCCGAAGCGTGGGCGCGCATCGTGTACCAAGTGTTCATTGTATTACTCCTGATTGGTGGCGGGATCGCTCGCAGCCGCATCCTCGCCATTGTCGCCGTCGGCCCCGTCACCCGGATCAGGCCGCCCTGCAGGTGTTGCCCGCGCGCCTTGCGTCTCCCCGGGGCTGGTTCTGTACACGAGCCCCAACTGCTTTGTCCGTGCGGCATCAGCGGCGTTTTCGCGGTCGACCTCTTCGACATCATAGCCCGTGGCCTCGACCACCTTGCGCCGCGAGGTGATGCCCGCTTCCATCGCCAGCACCTGCGCCTGGATGTCTTTCAGCGGATCGACCCAGTCCCAGCGGGGCGGGATCCACTGCACCATGCGCGCAGCTACCGGATCAGGCAGATCCAGCCGCCCCGCCAGGTGTGCCGTCTCCAGCCAACGCGCCCAGATCGGGCGGCAGAGCTGATGCGCGATCACCCCGTGCTGCAATTGCTGCACGCGGCGGCGGAATTCGACCAGCTCTGCGCGCAGGCTCGAATAGTTGGCCTGGCGCACATCGCCAGTGACCAGATGATACGGCAGCCCCAGTGAGGCCGACACCGCCAGTAGTGTGCGGTACTGGAACGCCTCATAGCCGCCGCCGACATCGGCAGGGCTTGAGAAGGTCACGTCCTCGCCCGGCAGCAGCACCTGCATCGTGCCGGGCTCAAGGCTGGCAATGGCCGCCCCGTCCAGATCCGCCTCGCTCTCGCCCATCATCGGGTCTTCTGGTGCTGTCTTGGTGATGAACCCCGCAAACATCGCTGCCGTCTTTTTGCGGTCGAGTTCCGCATCGTCGTACTGATCGAGCAAGAACAGCCGCACCATCGCGGGGGCGACATGCGGCAGTCCGCGGATTTGTCCGGCATCTATGGGGCGATAGATATGCAGCACGTCCTCGGCCAGAACACGCACGGTTTGCGGTATTGCGACGCGCTGATCCGTGCTGTCACCGGGATGGCTGCGGCGGAAGTGATAGGCCACGCGTCGCCCGATCAGGTCGAACTCGATACCGCAGCGGATGCGATTGCCATTTGCCGCCGTCTCAGTCTTCTCGAAGGGCAGCATTTCCGATTGCAGCAGCTGCATCTGCAGCGGCACCAGCAGACCATCTTCGGCCCGTCGGGGGCGCATCCGCACAAAGCATTCACCCGCGACGAACATCTCCCGGGCCACCATCGCCTGCAGCCCGTAGAAATCGGTCAGCCCGTCGGCATCCGCCTCGTCAGTCCACGCAAGCCACAACCGCTGGACGCGATCCCGCAGGCCTGCATCCTCAATCAGCGACGACGGCTTGATGCCATCCCCCACCATATTGGAGGCAAAGGCCTCGCAGGCATTCGCAGCGTAACCGTTGGTGACAACTAACTCACGGGCACGGGCCAGCAGCCTCGGGCCACCCGAAGCCACAAGCGCGTTGATGTTTTCCAGCGGTGGGTTCCAACCGCGCAACCGGCGTTTGGACATCGCACCTTCAAGGCGGGCACGCACGGCAGCGGGGCCGCCTTGGGTTGGGCGGCGAAATTTGTCGAACAGGCCCATAGATCACAGCCCCTTGGATGTGGTGATACGCACCTGCCGCACAATACGCCGCCCCTCGGCCGCGGCGATCTCGCGGTCCAACGCCTCGATGGCCCGGTCAATCTCTGCCACGCTGCGGTAATCCACGGTCTTGCCGTCGTAGCTGACCCGCGCCACGCCAGAGGAACGTTGGGCTGAGAGAGCCTCGCGGCGGGCGCGCAGGTCAGCAATCGTGGCCATTGGTCACCCCATGTAGTTTGAACGCATCGTCCGCCGCCGCGCTGATGGACGTGGTGTTGGTTTCACGGGCGCTTCACCTGCTGGTCCGGAGACGTCCAAGGCCAACTGCCGCTCCAACTCGGTCCAGCGCGCGTCAGACCAGCGGTCCGCACCCGCGATCCACGCGGCAGCCCGCGCATAGACCCGGCAGTCCAGCGCCTCGTTGCGCTCGCGCAGCTTTTGCCATTCGAGCTTTGCAAAGCCCCGCTTGTTTTTCACCGTGACCAGCTGTTCCGCGGTGAGCTGCTTGAGCCATTCGCTGTCCGCCCATGATGGCAAATGCACCGAGCCTGCCGGAAAAGCGGCACCGGCTGTGATCTCCTCAGGCGTCGGCCTGTCCTGACGCAGGAAGCGATAGGTCTCCGCCTTGAACGTCGAGGTTGCCACGGACCACAGCCGTGCACCGCGCCGCAGGCGCTTGCCGCCGATGGTCGCGTCCACAAAGGTCGGCCCTGTCACCGGGCTCGCGCGGTTAAACCCCTCAAGACCCTTGACCGGGGCTACCTGGCCA